TTGATGCACACCAATCCAATCGTAAAAATCCTCTTCCACGTTCCAGTCGGCATCTAACAATTGGAAAGGGTTGGCAAGGTTAAGTATCTTTGCCAAAGACTCGTGCATTTGATTGTGAATCAACAACCAATCATCTAAGTTGTCAGGGTTGGCATCTTCTATAGGATAAAACGGTGTTTGTATGCCATTGCGATTTAGGGTTTGCCAGAACAACCTGTGTTGCTGAAAGTTCTCGAACACAAGCCGTCCAAGACCTTCTACGTCTCCAAACTCAACATAGGCTAAATCGTTTTGATTAATAGATTTACCCTGCCTTTACTTGTCTGCTTTGTTATCTAACTTGTTAAAAATCTGTTTACAAATATTTTTGATCTCGTCAATATCTCTGTGATAGTCTTCTTTTGTTGCGTAATCTTTAGGCATATCACGAACATCTGCATCTAAACGCTCTATAGCTTTAGTAATATTGTTCAGCACCCAGCCTGCAAGGAATCCTGCAATCGTTACGATAATATTAAATATCTGTTGTATTTCCATGTTTATACTGTAAATTTTATTTACAGTCCATCTCCAGGTGTAATGTAAACAACTGCACTACCACTTGCGGTAATACCAGAAAAATACCAATTAGGCGCAAATGTTAGTATTTCATCAGTTCCTGCCAACAAAGGATAAGCAAACGCATTGTTTGTAATTACAACCGCATTGTTAGCCGCATTAGAGGCTGTATTTCCAATTCCCAAAAATACAGTGACATTTCCACTGTTTAATATTCTGTATTGATTTCCACCAAGTGTTGTAGATGGAACTTGAACACCTGTTGGTGTCGCTGTGTTTGCGGTGAAAGTTACCGTATTTCCCATCGGTGTAAAAGCGTTTGTACTCATTTATTCCACCTTTGACAATTCTTCTGTTGTTAAATTATATTGTTGCTGTAATTTTTGTAGCAATGGATAAGCACCTGAGTGTGTTGGCAACTGTCCAATAACTTGAATAATAAACTCTGCTTCTTTATTTTCTAATGTAAATGTTTTCATCATTTTTCCTTATTAATTACCAAGGTATACCATTTGTTGTTGGAGTTCTCTTTATGTAAGCTGCTAACTCCGCATCTGCCTGTTCTTGCATTTGTGTACCGACTAAAGCCTCAATCCAAGAAACCACTTCTGCTTGGGTTAGTTGAGCATAAGGTACTGGGGTTGCAGGTGGCGCATTTAATGCAGTATGCCCGTTAATTATAAAACTATTTGTACCATCAGATACGGTAACAGTAAAGTCAACAGCAACAACAATTCCTAAAGAATTGCTTAACAAGTTAATTGGTGTAAAAGTGTAAGTATTGCTCATTTAAAAAATCCTTTATGGTAATCTAAAAATATTTTTATCTTTTGCTGATTGCACTGCATCTACAGCCATTTTCATATCATGAGCAAAAGCCCCTCTGCAATGATTATTTTGCCAAAAAATTATTTTATTAATAAGCAACATAGTCTTTGGTCTAGGCTCTGAATAGCAACGGATAGAAAAGGATTCAATAGGACTTCCATTAAAGACTAATACATTGATTAGTGCAGAAAAGGCAATCCATAAATTGTTAAGATAAGTTTTCATATTAAGTTGCAATTAATCCATGAGTACGCAAAGCAGCCAAAATAGCATTAACTGTTGCATCCGCACTATTTGGTATAGCTGCTTGTTGGCTAGTTACAACTTGAGTTCCATTCACATAATACCCAGTTAATGTATTTTGTTTGCGCCAATTTGTTAATATTCCATTAACAACATCTAAATCATTAATTAATGTTGATGATGTTAATTGAGAATTACTTGTTACTGTTACTACTGAAGCAAGACCAGGGTTAGATATAGTAGGATAAACACCATATTTACCAACGGCTGTTCCTTGAATATTGTTATAAGAAATAAATAAATTAGTTATGTCATATTGGAAAATAACTCCATAAGACATTAAATGTGTGCCGTTTGTATCAATAATAGTATTGTTCTGTACACATACATTTGAAATGTTACAAGCTGTATTTGGTAATGTAATTGTAGAAGTTCCTACAGATATTGCACCAATCCATGTAAAAGGATTTTGAACTACATTTAATAATGTATTTCCAATTACTAATACATTAGATGAATAAGCAAAAATACCAATACCAGCTTGATTACATTGATTAATTGTGTTGCCAATTACGACACAATTTTGAACACTTGGCAAATCAATCGCATTAGGAGGAGTTGCATTAACTAATGTTCCTTGATTGGTGTTATATATAGAATTATTAGATACAACTAAATTTGTTGTATAAGCAGGATAAGGATTGTTATACAATAAAGAGTATGAATTTTCTGCTATGTTATTTGATACAACACAATCATCTATATCTTTAATAGAAATACAATCTAATCCTTGATTACTAAAATAATTTCCTGTAATTTGAACATTAGTACTTCTAATTCCAGAAGTGGTTGAATTTGAAAAAGCTATGGCTTGATGTCTATATCCACTAGAATTATCAGTAGCTCCTCCACAATTTATAAAATTGCAATTAGTAACATAAAGTCCAGTATGATTTGTAGAAAAATTTAAACAAATTCCTGCAATATTTTGAAATCTACAATTATTGAATACAATATTTTCATTAGCTTCAAAAATAACATGCATTGGATTTTGAACGCTAGATATATTTGGAATATTTGATAAATTTCCATCAAATATTAAATTTTCAATAGTTATATATCCAGTGCCTGCTAATATTTCAAAAATACTGTAGTTTTGTGCAGAATAAGAAATTCCACCAGCTATTTTTAAAATAGATGAGTTTTCAACGCCATAAATATAAGTGTTAGAAGGTAATGTGATTCCAGAAGAAATAATATAAGTACAAGCAGGAAAAAATAATGAATTTCCAGCAGCAGCATTTACAGCAGCTTTTACAGCAGCAGTATCATCAGTTGTTCCATCACCTGTAGCACCAAAATCTTTTACAGAAATTGATTCTGCTAATTTTAAATTAATTGGTCTATTGATTGCTTTTGTAGCACCTTGGTCATATTTTGGAATTAAAGTTGTCATATTTATCCTTATGCTGCTGTTGTTACATTAGTCCATGTTGTAGAGCTGTTTGTATTAACATACAGACGAGTTGAAGTAGATGAGCCATCAGTTCTTATGTATAACGAACCTTGTGCTGCTGATAATGTTGGTGCTCCAGAGCCAAAAAATACGCCTAAATTGGCTGTAGAAGAAAACTTATACCCTACACCAGCAGTACCACCAACAGGTACAGCAGTTGCACCATAAATGCTTAAACCACCAGCAAAATAATTTGGCGCAGTACCAGCAGCATAAAAATTCCAGTTATTTGTTACGCCAGTATTAGAAGATGCTTGATTAGCATAAAAAGCATAAACAGTTCCTATTGCATTATTTGCTGTTCCTGCTGTATTAGCTGAATAATACTTAAAATAATTTGTTATCCCTGTTGTAGAAGAAGCATCAAAAGAAGGATTATTTGCATAATAATCATAAGTAGACCCTACAGTCCCACCAGTTGCTCCAGCAGCCAAAGATATTTTAGAATTATTTACAAATATGTTTGTTGGTGTTGTTGTGGAATTTAAAGATGGATTATTATTTAATCCTGTTATTGAAGTTACTGTAGCTCCAGAAGCTAATGTAAATGTAGGATTATTGTTTGTTCCGTATGCTGCAGTAGTAGCAGCAGTTCCTGTTAAAGTTGGAAAAACACCTAAACCAATACATGTTCCAGCATAAGTATTTGTTCCTCCAATATAAGCCATTGAAGAAACAGTAGATTGAGCACCGCCTATAAAAAAATATCCATTAGTAGTATTTGTTGTTCCTATAGATAACTGACCAGCCATATAGTTATTAGCTGTACCAGCCATGTACAAATTCCATACGCCTGTAGCTGCTGATAGGCTTCCATAAAAACCATAGTTATTTGTAGCACCAGTTAAAGAAGCATCAGCATAATACCCATATTGATTTGTAATTGCAGAGCTTGCTCCTAATGCACTTTGGTTAGTATTAAAATGTTTTAAGGTTGTTAATGTAAATGCTGATGCAGCCGTTGTTACATAGGTTGAAAATCCTGTAGCTTGAAAAGTTACATCAGATTGAATCTGAAAAGTAGCGGTTACTGAACCTGCAGAAGTACTACCAGTTACATTTTTATTTACATATAAATTTTGTGTGGCAGAAGGTAAAGAACCAATACCTAACGAACCAGCCATATAGTTATTAGCTGTACCACCCATATATAAATTGTAACGACCTGTGCCTGATGCTATGTTTCCATAAAAACCATAGTTATTGGTTGCTCCAGTCAAACTTGAAGATACTTGAAATCCGTATGCGTTTGTGCCTGTTCCAGAAGAACTATTAACAACACTATTGCCATCAAAAGTTAAATTTGATGATGTAGCAAGAGCACTTGTACTACTAGCATACAAAATTCCATTTGCTGTAAATGGAGTTGAACCACTAAGTCCTGTTCCACCTTCTGCTGTTGTAATTGCCGTAGATAAAGAAGAAATTGTTGCATTAGTTAATGTAACATTTCCAAAAGAAGTAACTGTGCCTCCTAAAGAAACAGAAGTATTTTCAATAGTTACTGAGCTATTGGATAACTGACTGTTGGCAATATTACTTAACGTACCGCCTAAAGTTAAGTTGCCAGAGGTAGTTACATTACCCGTTAAAGTAATACCATTGACAGTACCGTTACCCTCAACCTGTATAACAGTACCATTTCCAAAAGAACTTGTATTGATAAGTTGAACTGTTTTTAACATAATTTATCCTGTAAATTCAATAATGTCGCCAACATTTAAAGAACTTGTAAAAGTTACAGAAGTTCCATCAGATGCTTCTGTGTAATTTAATCCAATAATTTGTTTGCTTCCATTAACGTAAACTTTTAAACTATTATTGCCGGCAGTAAAATTAGGAGTAACGGTATATGTGGTTGTTACAGTAGATGACACTGTTAAATTGCTAGATGAAGCATAAATAGTTGCAAAATTTGCGTCTAGTTCAGACAGAGGAATTGGACTGGTTGCCGTTGCAAAAGTAAATGGAACTGTGCTCATTTTAAAACCTTACTCTTAATTCATGTTCAAATTCAAATGTGTTAACAATAAATCCAGCAGTGTTTGATGTTAGTGTTAACCCTAAATATTTTCCATATTGTCTTGCATCATTTTCATATAAAAAATATCCAAGCGTCTCTACCCAAACAATTTGATTGCCAGAGTTATTAGTCCAAGGAATAATAGCTCCATAATTATTTGCCCATGTTGCTTGGTCTAATAAAGTTACAACGGGGCTTGAACCATATTCAGAATCAACCGTTACATTCAAAGGAGCACGTGTTGCGCCTGTTGCTTCAACCGCAAATTTTAAGGCTTGCTTTGTACGAATTGGATCACCCATGTCTTGCAAAGCAGTTTGAATATAACTGCTAATTGGGGAATAAGAATCACTATAAAGCTGTTTTAATACATTATTATTATCTACGCCATATAAATTGACTTTTCCACCAAAAGGAACAGAAGTTACATAATCTATACTTCCTTGGCTAGAAATAAACCATTTTTTCTCAAAGAAAATAGCTTGAATGTACCTAGATCCACTTGGACCTAACGGAAAAGAACTGTTTACATAAAAGTTAAACACCGCACACAAGATGTTGTTGAGCAATGCCTGACCAGCCGTCACAGGCTTGGTGAAGTCTATGTAAGGGAAAATTCCATCAAGAGGGTCTGAAATCTTGGTTGTTGTAGAACCAACCAAGGCATAAATACCGTAGTCGTTCATGAACAAAACAGACCTAAAATACGGGAATATGGCGTAAATCCACTTAGTACCAATAGACGCTGACACGTTGGTGTTGGTAAACACCGTGGCCCCTGTAGAAGTCACCTGAAGGTCAGAAAACACGTTGATACTGTCATCGCCAAACACATACAAGAAGTTATTGGTTGACAACAAGCCTTGAATGTTGCCGTGTAACGTACTGTCCTGAATATTAAATGCAACAGCAGATACAGACGTGAAATCCGTGGGAGATGTAGACGCAGAAGCATAAACAGTACGACCAGCAGCCACCCAAACACGATTACTAAAAGTCGCAACATCCACAATTTGATTTAAATTGACAGATGCAGTCAGATTAGCCGTTTGATTACTGCTCGCCAAAGTCACAGAAGGCGTAGAAGTGTATCCAGAGCCTGGATTGTTCATCACCACTTCTGTGATCACGTTACCGCTAATGATGGCGGTTCCATTTGCATTTGCACCACCTCCACCAGTAATGGTGACGGCTAGATTGCCATAAGCACCATATCCTGTGCCTCCGTTGATCACATGAACAGACACCGTACCCGTGGCAAAAGTCACCAATTCGGCAATTGCAGCAGCATTAGAACCACCACCGCCTGATAATGTGACTGTAGGTTGGCTTGTGTATCCAGAACCAGCATTTGTGAGGGTAATTGAATTAACAATGCCACTAGACAAAGCTGCATTTGCACTTGTGCCTGATCCACCACCGCCCGTAATGGTTACAGACGGGGGGTTGAGATAACCTGATCCTGGTGAAACGACAGAAATGGCAACCACGTTTCCACCAGAAATGGTGGCTGCACCTACAGCGGTGTTTCCACCTTGCACATCGGGCGTGCTGATGGTTACCGTAGGAACAGATGTGTAATTAGAACCACCAGAAATGACTTGAATGCTTTGTACACCGCCAGAACCAGTAGTAATTATGGCTACAGCTGTTGCTTGTACACCATTAGCGTTATTGGGTGCAGAAATGGTGACATTGGGAGCAGATGTGTAATTGATACCAGGATTTGTAATCGCAATTAAACCAACAGACCCAACGGGGATCAAACTTGTACCATTCCAATCAAACAAACCATTATTGGGATCTCCAATAAAAAAATCTGTATTTTGATATTGAGCAAATGAAACACTTGTATTGGAAAAAGTTCCAGAATTTCCAATAGTGACCATTCCACTTGCTTGTAAATCATAGGCTTGCATACTACCGTCAGATTCAGCAGCAACAATATAATCATCATTGATATTGGCAGAAAACAATGTGGTTACATTGCTGGTAAAAACAACGCTATTTCCACCATTGTTGACATTAGAACTTGTAGGAATAATTCTCATGTTGCCAAACCCAACAGGCATGGCATTTTCTAACCAAGAAAACTCGTTTTTATCAATAGCAGTCCTGTTGGCTTTTGTGTTAAGCCCTTTAAACTGCTTAATAACCTCATAAGATTTCTTTTGTTCTGCGGAGGCCATGTTTAACCTCCAGAACTATAAAGATCAGGAATTCTTCTCGTGAACACGCTGTTGAGCACGTTCAAAATGTGTTTATCGTATTGTTGCTTGAAGATTTCAGACTCACCGTAAGATTGTTCGTAAAATTTGGCTTTATAAGCTGCGTAGTATTGCACAGCCGTTGGATACGGATCAATGATGGTGTCAACGTCATTTGGACTATTCAATGACAAAGGATTCGGTAATATGTTGGTATCTACTTCAATGTAGTATTGCTGATCTGGGATGGGTGCAATGTAGATTTGTTGTTGTCCGTACACTGAAAAGCAAACGGGTCTACCCACATAGTTTTGCCAGTACCGCAACTGCGCTGTGAAATTAGACCAGGGCAAATAGCGAAGAGGTATCCGAGAATTGCCCCAGTAAAGGTTAATG